TCTTTAAACGAATAACAATCATTTGTCTAATAGGACCCATAGCCTTCTCAATCATAGAAGGAACTAAGCTACCATTAGAGTTAGGGCATATTACTGAGTAATTAAAAAACGCATCAACAGTATTATCGTATGGTCTAGGAATATCTTCACATACATCCCACTTCAACATTATGTCTGTATCAACTACATACATACCATTGTAGATGTTCATTTTCTTAGACTCTATAACCTCTCCATTTATTTCCTGACCTGCCGGTGCTACTGGCTTACCTTGTTTTGGAACTACTAATAAATTACCAAATTTATTTTCAGTCTTTACAGAGTATTCAACATCGGTAGTCTTTACTTCAAAGTCGAACACCAATACCGAATAGTCGTCATAGGGCCTAAGCTCTGTATATTTGTATGAGTCTTTCCAATAAAGGTTTTCACTTCTCTTAAGTTCTCTAGAAGCTTTCTGAGCAAGCTTGAATAATGTTTCTTCATCTATATTGAATTTTCTTCTTATAGTAGAAATCTTCATTGGCTCAACCAAACCTATATAAGCTATATCTTTACCGTTGTCGGTTTCAAATACATTATATATTAAGTTCTCAGGTTTACATCTTTTGATTTTTATATTATTATTAGCATCATAGTAAAGCTTAGTACAAGCAAAATTACAATCTATAATATCTCTAATCAGTTGTCTTTTAAGAACATTAATATCGTTATCATCTAATACCTTTTTAATCTTTGTTTCAAAAAGTATCTCTTCGGGAAGTCTATATTCTAAATCAAAATACAAAGCAAGTTCATCTTCATCTTCCGGCATGAACTTTTGGCTTTCTATCTTGTGGCCCATTTTTTCTTCTAAGGCTTGAATCTGTTCTTTATTCTTAAGCCTAAACTTTGCTTCTTGTTTTTCTAGTTCTTTAATATTAAAGCTAAGGTCATCAGTCGCCTTTACAATAGGCACTTCTCTTCTAGACATAAATTGCCCTAAGATTATTTCAACAAACTTAGGAGCTATCTTAATAGGACTCCAATCAAGGTTGATAAAAGACTGATTGCCTTCCACCCTCATTAGGTCCATAAATTCTTTTGTATTATTTGTACCGTAACTAAACTCACGGTTGGCTCGCCACTGTCTGTAGCGTTTACCATAAAATCCATCAAAGTTTCTGTCGGCTCCGTTGAAGATTCCTTTTGCAACTTTTAAACCATAATCCTTCTTTCTCTTTTGGGATGGTTTATCCATGTGCATCTGCAACAATTCCTCCATGCTAGAATATGTCATTAGAATACATTTAAGACAAATGTAAGAAAAATTACTTAGAAGTAGGCTTTCCTGCTGCTAGTGCTCCGCCTTTTTTTGTTCCTACCGTTGTACTTGTACCACCCTTATCCTCAGATACATATGGCAAAGGATAGTTCTGATAGAAGAAAGGAGTCTTCTTTTTCTTCTTTTTTATTTTCATAATATATTATTTACTCCATTTTTGCAGATATTCATAATGCAGCTTATCTATAGGTTCACCCTTCATCTTCTTATTATCCATCCAGGCTATAAGTACATCCCTTCTTTTATTTAAGTCTCTAGGGATACTCTTTATATTTGATTCCCAAAAAGGCTGCATCATAGTTCTATACCAAATAGACTTCTGTTCTTTCTGTTCAGTTGTAAATATCCTACGAGGCCTCTTATCTTTTTCCGCAACCTTGAATATCGTAGTGCCCTTGTTTGCTTTGTTCTTTAAGAAGTAGTGCATACTAGACTTCCAAAGCTCGCATACATAATCAATCTTCTTCTTTCCTATGTCAGATATATAATAGTACCTAGAATCTTCTGCCTTCAATATAAGGCCTTTGTTTACTAGGAAGTTCAGGTCAAGCTGCTTAACGTACACTCCTGTGCCGGCTACCTTCAAATCAGCTCTTATCCTTTCTAGCTTAGCATAATCTGTATTGTAAAGATATGAAAGAATCACTAATCTTTTTGTGCTAAGGTCTACTGAGGATGTAGCGTATATCCTGTTGGAGGCATATATATTAAATATAATATTATCCCTCTTCCTTAAAGTCCTATGCAATTTTTTTATATACCTTTCTCTTTTGAGTACCATACTCTTAAGTACCTTCAAGGCATATCTATATGGCCCTAGTAGTTTCTCTTTTAAAGAACCCACATCTATATTCATTGTTACATTGAGCCCTTCATGTGTTATTGTTTTACTTTTTATCATCCTTTGTGTTTTTAACTAACTGCTCTAATAGTGGTATACCTTTCTTCTCCACTTGTTTAGCTTCATCTTCATCCATTTTTAAGTAGTTGATTCTCAACCAATTAACTGTATCTGCAGTTTCTTTTAAGGCTGCTGCTAACTTGATAAACCTTTCAAATGTTTTATCATCTGCAGTCAAGTCAAGTTCAAATGAATTAAGATTACTTGATACTTCATTAAGCTTTCTATTTAAAGCAAAATACAAGGCAAACATTCCGTCTGTCTTGTATAGCTTCAACTCTTGTTCTATAGTCATTAGTTTAATATTATATCTATTGGTATTTCCGCTTCCTTACCTAGTACGGCTATATGGAAATAACCTTCTAATATGTTTTCGTATATGTCATCTATATCCTGGCTACTCAATGGGTTATTAACATCTGATATTATATAGTACCCATATATAGACTCATCATGTGAATTATTTATTGCGTGTTCAATTACATTGTCATACGAGCAGCCAAACCTTGATAAGACATTCTTTGAATTGAATAACAAAAATATACCCGGTGTTACATCTTTCTCATTCTTAAGGTTTGATATATCATAAACATCCGCAACCAATGGAATAGCCTTCGTAGAATTAATTATTAGTAATTGGTATATAGCTCTTGCTGTCATATACCAAAAGTAACAATCTTAATTAAATACTCCAAGTATGTCTTCACCCCAAATTCTTATAGCCCTTCTTTCTATGTTATTAAAATGATATACCATCTCGTAATCACTATACTTATAACATAGTACATTGTCACCTGGCTTAACTCTAGTAAAGTCTTTTGGTGTAGATACTATCTTAAATTTATGGTCATCCTTACGTTCAAAGGTTGTTAAGATATTAGTCTGCTCTTTTATCATTATTCTTTCTGCTATACAGTTTGAATAGATAGGCTCTAGCTCCCCTGTAACTTTGTTAATCTTTGCGTACAATAAATTATTACAGAACAGCGTTAGTATTACAGTCTGCTCATCTATATTCTTTTCTATTCTAATAGCATCGTTAACAACCATGTTATGATGTACAATAACAATATCTCCTACATCTACTTGGTCTATATCATCAGCCTTAGATATCACCTCACATACAGTAGGGTTTATCTCTCTACTGTTCTCCCCAAACTTTCTACCTATATACAACTGAACAACTGACCCATCAGGTCTTGTTACTTTATGTGTTTCTTTTTGTTCTAAATAAGCTTTAACTATTATGTGTCCTTTTCTTGGTGTCATGTTTTATTTTTTAGTTGATTCTCCATCCTTACCGTTCCTAGCTCTGTTTGCTGTTTGAGATTCGCTAACAACCTTTCCTGACTTAGTATGGCTCATATCCTTACCATCTTTATTACCGTAAGTTCCAGCGTCTCTATTGGCCTTATTTAGCCTTACACGATACTTCTTTCTTTCGTCAGAAGAATGATACTCTTTATTATACTCGTTCTTTTTCTTACGAGCCTCAGGATTGTTTTGAAAGTATTTAGCCGACTCTGACTTACCCTTCTTACTTCCTGCTAGACTATTTTTCATACTATTTCTTTTTATGAGCGTTAGCAAATTTCTTGGCAGACTCTACACTACCAAATCCCCAAGCCTTCAAAGCTAATGCTTTTCTAGTAGGCTCTCCATTTGGTTTTTTCATAGGCCCTTTCATAGCAGCAAATCTAGCTGCAAAAGATACCCTCCTAGGATTAGTACCACTCTTAACAGGAGCTTTCAAATGGCCACCTGTTTCTTTATTATAGGAAGCTCTACCTTTTGCATTTAGACCTCCCTCAGGATTCTTACCTTCTTTTTTTTGCCAAGCTGAACTCATATATCATACTTTTTAATTATTCCTTTTAACTCCTCTATAGACCATTTCTTAACTCTATTCTTTATGGCTATACCTTCCAACTCTTTAACTGCTTTCTCACCTATCTTATTTACAAGGCCTATTCTATACATTGCCTGGTTACCGTGTAAAAATAAGTTACATCCTGCACATTGCAAATTTACATTCCATTCGTCATACCTCAAAGCGGAGAATCCCTTTACCGGGAAATAGTGTCCTGCCTGATTGCCGGCATTACTTCCGCAAGAAATACATTGTAACCCCTCATCCCTATTTCTTATATATCTGTTAAACACTACCTGAGTCTTCTTTAACATATCA